GCTAAATGAGAATTTTATTTACATTTCTTTTGATGAGGTTAAAGAACCTAAACCAAAAGTCATTGAAAATCGTTATTTAGGCATTGACATGAACCCATCAAATATTGGATGTTCAATCATTGAAAATACAAAAGATGGTTCGGTTAAAGTCATTGCTGTTAGAGAATATTCTGTTAAAGTATTAATAGACAAGATAAAGAACTTAAATGTTGCTTCTTCTGATCCAAAGTTTAAACATTTAAACAATAAATTGAACTTTGAATCCATTCAAATAGCAAAGTCCATAAATGAACTTGCTAAAGAGTACCATTGTAAAGGAATATTCATCGAGGACTTAAAATTCAAAGACAAAACTGGTGAAACTAGTGATTATAAATCCCATTCTTTCAATAGATTAACAAAGAATTTATGGAAACGTGAAATGTTTAGTCAAAATTTAAAGAAACGTGCTCATTTAAGTGGCTTAACTTTTTATGAAGTCAGTCCAATGTATTCATCAATTATAGGTAATTTAATGTATGATTACACTGACCCAATAAATGCTTCTATAGAAATTGCTAGACGTGGCGCACAAGTCATATTTGAAAAAGAAAAAAATAAAAGAAAATTCTATCCGGAATTTAAAATAAGCTCATTAAAGCACCAATGGAAGGAACAATTTAGTGAGTGTAAAGACTGGAAAGAAATATTTCTTAATCTAAAAAACTCTAAAATGAAGTATAGAGTTTCTTTACCTAATGAACAATTAGGACGAGTTTTTAGCCTAAACTGTGTAAAAAGTTTGACTTTTTATCATAATTGTTCATTCAATTAAATAGTTTTTGTACTTTATGATATTTCTATTAACAGAATACATGAACATAAAAATAAGCAAAACTTTATTCAAAAATCAACATATAACAATAAAAATTTATTTTAAACCTTATGAAACATCAAATTAAAAAAATTGATTTAACTAATTTAGTGTCACTTATTAAACGTGTTAGTACAATGGACACGGCTGTGTATTTAAACATTGACAAAGATCAAATATGGTCTTCTGTTTATACACCAACTAGAGATGTTGTTAAATCTGTTGCGATGAAATTATCAACTGTTATGGAATTTGAAAAACCATTAACGGAAACAATTAAATTGTCTTTTTATTCAGGACAAAAACTTTTACAAAGTTTAGGTTTTTTTGATAAAAACCAAATTTCGGCCGAAATTGAAACTTTCGAAGAAGAAAATGTTGTTTATGCAGAAAAAATTATATTGAAAGATAATACTTTGAAAATTACAATCTTTTGCCAAGATATTTCAATGGGATTTACTTCAATGACACCAGATCAAATTAAAAAAGTATTTGACGAAAGTACTAAAATGTATGATTTTAAATTATCATTAGAAAATCTTGGAAAAATTGCATCACTTCAATCACTTGATAAAAATGAATATTTAACAATATATGCAGATTCCGAAGGAGTACATGCCAAATGTGATTCATTTGATATTATTTTAGATGATAAATATACACAACCAAAAACAAGTAAAGACTCTGTATTTTTCAAAACACATCTTCAAAAAATGGATAAAGAAACATACGATGTTATTGTATGTGACCAAAAAATTCTTTACTATTCAACTGAATCTAATACAAAATTAGCAACAAATTTAGTAGTTATAGATTAAAATGATAAACCCTCAATCGTTAACACAACAAGAACTTGAAGACCTTGACTATTCTACGCTTAGTAATGAAGAACTTGAAGCCTTCAAGACTTTTGCAAAAAATTGCGCATCACAAGAACAATCCATTAAATTAACTATTAATTCTATTTACGGAGCGTTCGGAAATGAATTTTTTCATTTTTACAATTCAGATATTGCTGAAACTATTACACTTCAAGGACAAGAAGCAATTAGACATACAGAAAAAATGATTGAAATGTATTTTCATGAAATTTTTCATAAAGATGTTGAACTTCATAGAAAATTAGGAGTACCAGAAGGATTTAAAGTGCCAAAAATAAAAGGAACTATTTACAAATATGGTGACACGGATAGTGTTGAAAAATCATCTACTGTAATTGATAATATTTTAGGAGAATTGTCAATAGAAGAGTTTTTTAAATTTTATTCAAAAAATGGCTACACAATAGATTTGAATCAAAATGAAGTTGTAACATTAAATGAAGGTTTTGTAAAAATACTAAATTGGGATGATAAATTAAAATGGTCGTCAGTAAAACATATCATTAGACACAAAGTCAAAAAACAAAAATGGAAAGTTATATCAAAAAGTGGTAAATTTATTGAAATAACAGATGACCATAGTATAATGGTTTTGCGAAATGGTGCAAAAATAAAAATAAAAGCATCTGAAATAGATGTTAAAAATGATTTACTTATTGGTGTAAAAAAGTTGTAAATTTAATCACTTTATTAAGTATCTTTGTGATATATAAATAAAACATATAATATGGAGATACTCGATTTAAAGAAATTAATTAAAAAACAAAAATCAACTAATGATAAAAATATTTATGCTTATATTGACTTAAAATTTTTTCCTAATTCTGCTAAGTGTATTATTTGTAATAATAGTATATTTTATGATGGTAGTTCATATAAAATAAGCAATTCTACTATTAAAAAAATAGGTAAATCAGATGAACTAACTAAAAAAGTAAATGAAACTACTTATAATTTATGTGTTTGTGAAAGTTGTTTAATAGATAAATTTCCTTCATATAAATTAAAAACAAAAAATAGAGTATTTAATACACTAAATGATATAACTTGTTTTGCTTTTAATATAAATGAATCTGATAAGCAAATACAAAGGAAAAAATTAGGTATAACGTTAGAAAATTCTATAAATAGACATGGTGATATTAAAGGTAGAGAAATATATGAAAATTATTGTAAATTACAAGCAGAAAAAAATAAATTTGAATATAAAAAATTAAAGTACGGTTGGACAAAATCAGAATTTGATGAATTTAATAAATCAAGAGCTATAACAGAAAAAAATTTAATAAGTAAATATGGTGATACTGAAGGTAAAATAAGGTTTGAAAATTACAAAGCTAAGCAAGCCTATGTCGGAAATTCAAAAGATTATTTTATTGAAAAATATGGTTATGTTGAAGGATTAAAGAAATATGCAAATGTTTGTAAACAAAAAGGTATTACATCTAGCAATCTTATTAGATTATATGGTAATGAAATTGGTTTAAAAAAATACAAAGAATTTATAGAAAAAACTACTAGTCATTTATATTCTAATGTGTCTCAAGAGCTTTTTTCTACTTTAGATAAATCAATAGAAGAATTAAATTTAACTACATATTATGCAACTAAAAATATGGAATTTGGTAAATATTTAAAATCATTAGGAAAATATGTTAAACTTGATTATTTTATAAATGAATTAAATTTATGTATTGAATTCAATGGAGACTTATATCACGCTAATCCAGAAATTTATTCAGCTAACGATAAAGCATTTTTCTTTAATAAGAAATTAAAAGCTATTGATATTTGGAAAAATGACTTAGAAAGGTATAAAACTTTAAACGAAGAACATAATATAACAACTATAGTAATTTGGGAATCAGATTACAATTTAAACAAAACACAAATTATTAATAATCTTAAAGAAAAAATATGGAATTTGACTATGAATTTGAGGAAATAGAATCAGTTGAATGTTTAGGAGATTTTGAAGATGAATATGTTTATGATATAGAAATGCACGATGATACGCATACATTTATCGCAAATAATTTATTAGTTCACAATTCTGGTTATCTTTCTTTTGGTGAAGTTATGGAAGCTGTTAAATGGCAAGGAACTGAAAAAGACTTTGTTATGGCTCTTAATGATTTTAGACTTGCTAAGTTCATTAAAAATGTATTAAATGATTTTGCTACTGTTAGAAATACAAATAACTTTTTGGATTTTGAACTTGAAACTATTGCTGAATCAGCAATTTTTGTTGCAAAGAAAAAATATGTACAAAACATAGTTTGGAAAGATGGCAAAAACTTTGATCCATTAACTTATATTAAAACAACAGGACTTGAAATTGTTCAATCATCATCACCTCCATTTGCAAGACAAAAGTTGATTGAAGTTATTAAAGTAATATTCAAAAAGAAAACGCTTAAATATGAAGACAATGCAGATTTAGTAAAACTTCTTAAATCAATTAAAGAAGAATTCAAATTAACAAATCTGGAAAAATTATCTGTTTCTTTTTCAATTTCTGATTATAATAAATACATTTTAAATGATGTTGATAAATTAGAAATTGCTTCAAAATGTCCAGTTCATGTTAGGGCAGCAGGAAATTTCAATTATCTTGTAAATAAAGCAAACTTAAAAACAAAATATGAATTAATACATACAGGTGATAAAATTAAATTTTATTACACAAATGAAAATGCTTGTGATGTATTTGCATTTAAACCAGGTATTTTCCCATCTGAAATAGCTCCAAAAATGGATATTGATAAACAATTTGAAAATGTTATAATCAATCCTCTTAATAGAGTTATTGTTGCTGCAGGATTACCTCCGCTAAATCCAGTACTTTCATATTACAAAAATACTCTTTTTTAAAAAATAAAAATTAAATATGGCAAAGGAATTAAAAACTTTTTCTCTTGATGAAGTAAGAAAAGAATTAAAAACGATTAATCAATTTGGTGGTGTAATTTCTAGTACTGATTTTACGAAAACGTTAGAATATATTGGTACTGGAAATTATCATTTAAATGCGTTATTTTCAGGAGACTTATTTAAAGGAATTCCTTGTAATAAAGGGGTTGCTATTGTTGGTGAATCAGGCTGTGTACAAAAAAATCAAAGGATAAAGATATATAAAATAAAATCTAATCCTAATGCAAAACACAAAATTATCAATATGTGATTTATATTTTGAAAACTCTGTTAAAAATAAAACAATACATAAAAAAAATCCTGTAGATATTTTAGAATTTCATAAAAATATACAAATAAGTTGTAATTTTTCAGATAATCCTAATTTAACTGTTTTAAAAAATTTATATAAGTTTTATTGTGAAAATTTCCATTTGTATGATAATTATAAAAAACGTAATTTTGGTAATCCTTATAAACTTTTAAAATTACATCCTAATTGTAGAAATTTAAAGTACTATTTAGATAGAGGATATAGCGAAGAATTTGGATTATCAAAAATAAAAAAATTGCAGGCAACTTGTAATATAGAAATAGCAAAAAAAATACAATCAACATTAAAAAATAATCCAAATTTAGATAAAATAAATAAGTCTAAGGGTAATAGCAATAGATGGGAATTTTATTTAGACAAAATTAATCCTAATACTAATTTGTTATTTACCGAAATAGAAGCAAGAGAAAAAATTTATAATAAACAAAGAACTGGATTTGTTAATCTTTGGAAAAATCATAAAAATGGTACCAAAGAAATGTTAACAAACATGCAATTAAAGTATTATTTAAACAAAGGACTGGACTTACAAGATGCTAAAAATGCATTAGTAGAAAGAAAGTTACAAGGTGCTTTTACATTAGAAAATTGTATATTAAAATATGGAAAGGAAATAGGAACTAATAAATTTATAGAAAGGCAGATTAAATGGAGATCTACAATGAATTCCAAATCCGATGAAGATAAAAACCAAATTAAAATAAAACAAAGGCTAAGATTACCTAGAGTATCAAGTGTTTCAATTAAATTATTTGAGTCTATTATTTCTTCTTTAAATTTATGTATTGATGATGTATATTTTAATAACCCTGAATATTTTATTTATGATGATTTAACAAAACGATTATATTTTTATGATTTTGTTATACCTTCTAAAAAAATAGCAATAGAATACAATGGAACAACATTTCATCCTAAACCAGATGCAACCGAAGAAGAAAAATTAACTTGGTTTAACCCATTAAAAAAAATGAATTATTTTGATAATTTAATTTTCGATAATTATAAAAATAATTTAATAATTCAAAAAGGATACGATTTGCTTGTTGTATGGGATGATGATCCTTTTAAATTAGAAAAATGCATAGAATTTATAAAAAATAAAATTGTATAAAATGACAAAAAAAGAAAAAATAAAAGAATTGCTAATGTATCCTGAATGGGATATTGAAAAAATTCAAGCTATTGCAAGTGAAGACTTTGACCGTATTTTTGATTTGCATTGTGAAAAATACAGCGAATTTGTTGAAGCAGGCGATTTAGTTTTAAATTATACAAATTCTAATTTTTTAATAGATACACCAGATGGTTATCAATTGTTAGGTGACTTTTTTATTAAAAAACCAAGGAAGATTTTTCAATTAGAAACAATTGATAAAAAAATCAAAGTTTCGGAAGATCATTTAATAGAAAGTAGATTTAATCTCGATTTTGAATTTACTAAAAATTTAAAAGTTGGTGACTTAATTTTAACTAATACAGGCTATCAAAAGGTAATTAGCAATGTTGAAATTGGGGAAGAAGAAGTGTATGATTGGGAAGTTTTACATGAAAATCATAGATATTGGTGTGATGGAATATCTTCACATAACACAGCAAAAACTTTTGCAATGTTAAATATAGCAAGAAATGCACAAGAACTTGGTTATTATGTAGTTTATTATGATACTGAAGGTGCTATTGATGTTGACTCTATTAAAGGATTTGATATTGATGGTACAAAATTTGATCATCAACCAATGTCAGATTTAGCTAAGTTTAGAACTTCTATTACTACTTTAGTTAAAAAATTAATGGAAGCTAAAGAAAAAGGTTTTCAAATTCCAAAGATTGCAATTTTCTTAGACTCTTTAGGTATGTTAGCAACTACTAAAGAAATTGATGATGCATTAGGTGGTAATACTGCTGCAGATATGACACGTGCTAAGATAATTAGATCATTGTTTCGTATTATTACTTCTGACTTATCTTGTTTAGGTATTCCCATGATTATGTCGAACCATACATACGCGTCAGTTGGAATTTTTCCTTCTGTTAATATTTCAGGTGGTGGAGGTATTATTTACGCACCTTCTATTATTGTTAATTTATCAAAAGCAAAATTAAAAGATGGGGCTGTTCAAACAGGCATTATTGTTACTGCAACTGCGTTAAAAAATCGTTATGTTAAACCTCAATCTATTAAACTACATATTAGATGGGATATGGGTATGAATCCTTATATTGGAATGGAAGAATATATTTCTTGGAATGTTTGTGGAATTCAAAAAGGAAACATACTAACAGCAAAAGAATATGAAAAGCTAAATGATAAAGACAAAACTTTAGCACAACCTTTTAATGCTAAAACAGGGGAATTAGTGTATTTTACACCTAAAGAAACTGCTCGTAATTTTATTGTTAAACATTTAGGAGAAGGAATTCCTCCAAGTAAATTGTTTACCGCGGAAGTTTTTAACCAAGAAGTATTAGAAGCCATTAATGAAAAATGCATCAAACCAAGGTTTACTTATGGATTAGATGATGAAATTACAGATGAATATCTAGATGACTTAATTGATGACTCAGGAGAACTAAATGTTGACTAATGGATTTGAAAAACTTAAAATTAAAGTACATATTAGGGTCATATAAAAGTGACCCTAATTTTCCAACAATAGAAGATTTTGAATACTTTTATTTAGATTGGATAAGTAGTTCAACACAAATGGCGGCGTTAGAACAACGAAGGATTAGTGAAAATGATCCAACGGGTCATTTTTTTGTATACAATTTTTTATTGCAATATCTGGATAATGACAAAGAAAAAACCGATAAACTTCTTAACACTCTCATAGAGTCCGGTAATGTAGCCCCACCAAGGAAAAAGGTTTATAAAATTTTAAAATTTGATTATTAAGGTACTCGAAAGAGTACCTTTTGTTATTTTTGTAAACTTTAGTCATTCTGGTGCATATAATTTCTAAATAACTTAATAAATATCTTATATGGTTGGTTCTGATGCTTTTGAAAAAATTTTTTATCTTTATACAAGAGAAAATCCAAAATACTTAAAAAACGTAGTTGAGTCTTTTTATGAAAATAAACAGCTTTCAGTCCTTCATAATATTACAAAACAATTTTATGAAAGGTTTAACCAGGTTCCTTCGGTAGCTCAATTAAAAACATTAGCTAATCAAGCACAATTTAAAACCCAAATATCAGAAAGTATTATAAATGTTGTTTTTGATGAAAAGTTAAGTGACTATGATCCAGATTGGTTGACTGAAACTTGTCAAGCTTGGGTACTATGGAAGTCATTAGATAAATCATTGGTAGATACAATTGAATATGTAAAGACTGTTAAAGTAGACCCAAATAATGTAAAGGATGTTATTAACAAAGTAAAAACACTTATTAATGAAAGAAATTCGATATCTTTTAATACAAATTTAGGTAGTGACTTTTTTAATCCTGAGTCACATATAACTCCTGCTGGTACTAAATTTTCTTCTAATCACAATTGGATAGATTCTTTATTAGGCGGATATTCATTAGGAACTTTAGTTGCTTACGCTGGTGAACCCAATATAGGTAAGTGTGCCCATAAAGATACTATTATTAAAATCCGTAATACAAAAACACTAGAAATTTTAAATATATCTATAGAAAAATTTTACAACTTAGTTAAGAAATAATTGGCTTTTTCCCTATATTTCGTTCACTTGCTTAGATATAAAATAAAACTTATGGTACTTCAAGATTTATACTGTGATTTTAAATTAAACAAATTACGAAAAAAATATACTAATTGGAAAACTATTCCTGTTTGTTTTACTGAATTTGTTACTATAGTACAATCTTGTATTTTAAACTTAAATTTAGAAAATCATACATATTTTGAAAATTTATACGAGTCATATTCAACTAAGTATTTTGAACTTATAACAAAACAAGACTTTAAAACATACAACACTCGTTTTAGTGCATTTAATTGTTTAGGAATTTATTCGACACATGCACAAAATGAAGCATATTGGTTGGATAGAGGTTGGAATATCGAGCAAATTAAAGATATTCGTTCTAAAAAGTTTGGAACTTGTTCAATAGATTTTTTACTTAATAAAGGGTTTTCACTAGAAGATGCAAAAAATAAATTAAAGATTACAACTAATAAAATTCAAGAAAAATCTTTAAAAACAAAAAAAGAAACTGGTAATTTTGGCCGACAAACGGTTGAAACTTATATTAAAATGGGTTTAACTGAAAATGAAGCTAAACAAAAAATGTTAGAAATTGGCAAAAAACGAAGTGCTGGAATAATAAAATGGAACAAACGAAACCCAAATTATTTTAAAAATGCTAAAAGACCAAATCAAATACAGTATTGGTTAAATAAAGGATTTTCCGAGGAAGAATCTAAACAATTTGTTAAAGAACGTCAAAAAACTTTCACTTTAGAAAAATGTATTGCTAAATATGGAGAAGAATTAGGAATAAAAAAATATAATGATAGAAATTCTAAATGGTCTGCTAAAATTGAATCTAAGTATAAAAATGGAGAGTTTTCAAAAAAACCAAAATCGATTAATTCTACTAGAATTTCAAACATTTCAAAAACTGTTATTGATGAATTATTAAAATTTTATCCAGATGCAATGTGTTATAAAAATGAATTTGAAATTTTCGATGAAGAACGTGGAAAACGGATGGGTTTTGATTTTAAAGTTGGCAAAAAAATTATAGAAATTAATGGCGACTTTTGGCACATGAATCCCAGTATATACGACAAAGACTATTTTAATAAACGAACTAAAAAATTTGCTTATGAAAAATGGGAGATAGATAAGCAAAAAGTTGAATTAGCTAATTCTTATAATTATACAGTTTTGACTATTTGGGAATCAGATTTTAAACAAGATAAAAAACAAGTTATAGAAAAATGCATAGAATTTTTAAATTAAATATAAATGACCGATAATCAATTTAATGAGTTGTTAGAACTTTTTACAAAACCTAATTTAGAAATAAAACCTTCTGACTTAGTAGAACATAAATACGAAGACTATTTTGAAATTTATGATTGGGAAATAGAAACCGATAAAGGATGGTCTTCGATTAAAGGAATTGGAAAAACTGTTCCTTATGAAGTTTGGGAATTGGAAACTAATCAAGGTAAAAAATTAAAGTGTGCCGATACTCATATTGTTTTTAATGAATTGTGGAGGGAAACTTTTGTAAAAGATTTAAATAATTTTAGTAAAGATCCAAGATATGATAAAATTGTTACAAAAACAGGATTAGATACGGTAGAAAAAGTCTCTAATTTAGGATATTTTGAAAATATGTATGACATTCAAGTTGATGATGAAAATCATAGATATTGGACAAATGATATACTTTCACACAATTCTATTTTCTTGGCAAACGAAGCAGTAAATCACTCAAGAGCTGGGAATAATGTTGCTGTTATAACTGCTGAAATGTCGGAAGTTAATTATAATCAACGTATGGGTGCTAATTTATTAGATATTAAAATAGAAGATTATGAAAAAATGTCTAAAAAGCAAGATTATATAAAAAATAAGCTTTTGAATATATCAAATGGAATTATTCCACCAGGTCAACTTCATGTTAAAGAATTTGCAACATCAGCTGCATCAGTCCCGGATGTTGAATTATATTTAAGAGAATTAGAAGTAGCTAAAGGAATAAAATTTCAAGTTATAATAATCGATTATATAAATATTTTGATGAATTATCGTAATCCTAATTCAGAAAATACTTATATGAAAATTAAACAAATTGCCGAAGATTTAAGAGCTATGGCAATTAGAAATAATTGGTTAGTTATAACTGCAACACAATTTGGAAAACAAGGATGGGACTCTGCTAATGTTAATATGTCGGATATTTCTGAATCTGCAGCACTAGCTCACACTGTGGATGTATTGTTAGGAATTATCCAAATACCAGAAATGCAAATTAGAAACGAGTATTGGCTTAAGCTTCTTAAAGTAAGGAATGGTGCAGGGAAGAATATGAAGTGTAAATATAATGTTCAATACAGCTATATGAGACTGATAGAAACTGATGAAGTAATAATGGCTGACAATATTGTATAAAATAAAATAAAATAATGGTTCAAGATAACGATAAAATATTTTTTAACTCATTTTATGAATCGTATGGAGATGGATCTCCAATTTCATTTGATGTAGATGATTTTGCTAAAGTAGATTCCTATGATACAAAAATGGATGAAGAAAAGGTCTATGAAAAAATTATGGAATATTTTGAAGCAGATGAAAAATTAAAAAAATACATAACGCCAAACAAAGAACGTAAATTTTCAAAAATTTCTAAATTAGAATTAAATGAAATTTACAGCTTTTGCAAAAACAAATTTAACCAAGAATATTTAATTGAAATTTTTTCAGTATTGGTAGAGATTTTAGATTTAAATCAATCTAAATTTTATGAGTCTCTTTCTAATACATTTAAAGATGAGCTTATTAAGGAATTAAGAACTAGAGGCTTTCTACAAAAAAATTACAGATTATTTTAAGATGAAGATAAATGCAAAAAGAGCATTCTTAGTTACTGATTCACATTTTGGTGCTCGATCAAACTCAAATGAATGGCTGGAATTGATTTTAGATTACTTTTACAATGATTTTATACCAAGGGTTAAAGCAGAATATCGAGAAGGAGACATACTTATTCATTGTGGGGACTTTTTTGACAATAGACAATCGATTAATTTGTCAGTATTGCACGAATCCATAAAATTAATGGAAATTTTTTCATCTATTTTTAAGGATGGAGTTTACGTACTAGCAGGTAATCATGACATTTTTCGAAAGACTTCTAACGAAATAACTTCGTTAGATTCTTTTAAATATATACCAAGAGTTACTATTGTTAAAGAAACTCTTATACTTGAATTAGAGAACAAGAATTTGATGCTTATGCCTTGGCAAACTTCTGCTGCTGATGAAATAGCAGAAATACAAAAATTTGATTCTTTTAAACCTGAATACTTGTTTTGTCATACAGATATTAAAACATTTGATTTTGATAAATCCAGAAAAATAGAAGAAGGATTGGAGCTTAAACATTTAGTCAAATTCAAAAAAGTTTATACGGGTCATATACACACTGCGCAAAAGCATAAAAATGTAGTCGTTTTAGGCAATTCATACCAAATGACTAGGTCTGATGCAAATAATAAAAAAGGATTTTATTTAATTGATTTTCAAACAGATAAAGAAAAATTTTTTGAAAATAAAAGATCACCTAAATTTATAAGAGTTTATTTGCATAAGTATTTAGATAATACAATAGAAGAATTAATGGCTGTTTGTAAAAATAACAAAGTAGATTTGTACATTGATTCTGTTTTGTTGAAATATCAAATTCAAATAGCGCAAATAATTGACATTTTAAGTAAAGTTGCTATTAAACTAGAAATTATTCCATTCGAGTCAAATGGTGAAGTTGGATTAGATGATGAAAAACTTGAACAAAATTTTAATATTTTAGGATTATGTGAACGTTATGTTAAATCGTTAACATATACAGATGATGTTAAAACTAAATTAATTGATAGAATTGAATCTATGTACAATTCTATTTTAAAAGAAATGAGATGACATGTGTATATTAAACTTGAATAGAAGATTAAAAACTAAAAATTAAAACAATGAGAATTTTGAACTTACGTTTCAAAAATTTTAATAGCTATGGCAATGTAGAACAAGAACTTAACTTCGACACAAAAGAAGGTATGTTATATTTATTACACGGACAATCAGGTATTGGTAAATGTCTAGACCCTAGTACAAAATTAGAAATTAATATAAAAGATGATATAGTAAGAAAACAATTTTTAGAATTTCTAAAAAATAAATAATTATTTTGTTTGCCTATACCAGAATATCCATGCTTTAAAAGATATATAAATAAAAAAGCATAATGAAAACTGACTTAGCAAAGTTAAAAAATAGGAATTTATTAGAAATTGATTTTTTTAAAAAATGGAATTCTGTAAAATTATTTGATACTATAGAAAAATTAGGATTATCGGTAGATGAAATTCCTACTTATATTTTAATAAAAACATTAAGTAATTATATTAAATCTGAAAATAATGGAAAACAACCTTCGTCACTAAATACTGAATACTATACATTAAGAGGACATTCTATTGAATATGCAAAAAAGGTAATAAGTGACTTGCAAAAAAATAATTCTGATAAACTGATAAAAAAACGTTTAATTAATCCAGAAAGGTACAAGTCTAATGGAGGTCCGATTTGTTTAAAATACTGGAAAGCGAAAGGATTTTCTACAGAAGATTCTGCTATAAAGCAATTAGAAAATTCACCAAATAGTATTTACTATTATATCAAAAAAGGATTTTCTAAGGAAGAATCTATTTTAAAGGTTTCTGAATTTCAACGAAAACAAGCTTTAAAATTTTCTAAGAAAAGAAAGGAAAATCCAGAAAAATATATTGCCACGTTGCCAACTCAACTAAATTACTGGATTAAAAAAGGGCTTTCAATAGAAGAAGCTAAACAAAAATTAAAAGAACGTCAATCAACATTTACTCTTGAAAAATGTATTGAAAAACTAGGAATTATTGAAGGAACAAAAAAATATAATAATAGGCAGGAAAAATGGATTAAATCATTACATAAAAATTTTAATGAACAAGGTGACAGTAGGTCTCCTTCTTCTAAATTTGCTAATGAAATAATTGCATTAATTTGTAAAGAATTAAACATAGAAATTCCTAAAAAAGAAAAATGGATTAGTTCACATGATGGTAAATTGCGATGTTCCTATGATTTTACATATAATAATAAGATAATAGAATTTAATGGTGACTATTGGCATGCTAATCCATTAATGCATAAATCAACTGATGTTATAAGAGGTTTGAAAATAACAGCCAAAGAAAAATGGGACATGGATAATTTAAAAATAGAATTAGCTAAAATAAATGGATATGATGTTCTTACTATTTGGGAAATCGATTATAATGAAAACAAAGAAAATACTTTACAAAAATGCTTAAATTACTTAAAAAATTAAAATTAAAATGATAAATTGTACATTAGGAGATTTGTTGGAATTTGAAAAATTGACAAATGCAATATCTAATAATAAAATAGAGGTTAATACAAGAATTGGATTAAAACATGTTGAAGCTATTGCAATAACTGCAAAAAATAGTAAATGTATAAAAATATCAACAAAAAATAAATCAATAATAGGTTCGCCGGATCATTTATTATTTTATAAAAATTGGAAAAAAATAAAAGATTTTAAAGTAGGTGATAGTATTGAAACTATAGATGGCATAGAAATAATAACAAGTATTGAATTATTAAATGAAACTAAAGATTTATTAGATATACAAGTTTCAGATGTAAAAGAATTTTATGCTAATGGATTTGTATCCCACAATTCAACTATTGCAGAAGCTATTATATATGCTATGTATGGTCGTATTGAAAAGAAAAAGAAAACTGACTTACCTAATAGAATTAACAAAAATCTTCAATGCAAAATACATCTTTTATCTAAAAATAAAAGTGTAGAAATTACAAGAGGTATTGCTCCCACATTTCTAAAAGTAGAAATTGATGGAATTGAGTATGATACGGCAGGTAACAATAACGTGCAAGATTATCTTGACAATGAAATTTTCGACATTCCTTATCACGTTTTCAAGAATATAGTTGTTCTTTCTATAAATGACTTTCGTTCATTTTTAACAATGACGCCTCTTGATAAAAGAAATATTATTGATAGGTTGTTTGGATTTTCTGTAATTAATGAAATGAAGGACCAAATAAAAAATGAAAGAAAAGAAATAAAAGAAAAACTTAAAACAATTTATGACGAGTTAAATATCATTGATTCGACGATAATTTCTATAACAGATCGAATTAAAAAATTAGAAAATTTTAAAAAAAATGATAAAAATAAGCTAATTGCTGATTACAAAACCAAAATTCAAGAATTGTTAAACTCTAAAAAATTAGTAGATGAAGACTATGCTAAATTGACTCAATTAGAGACTAAGGTAACAGAATTATTGGAAAACAAAAAACAATCATTAGGTAATTTACACCATGAACTAAAAACAATTAAAGAAAAAATTAGATTATATCAAAATGACACTTGTCCTACATGTGGAGCACCTTTAACAACAGATTCACATGTTCATAATAAACAAACATTAGAACAACAATTAGGAGAAAAGGAATTTATTGTAAATGAAGTAAAAAATGAGCTATTAGAATTAGATAAAAAAATAAAAGCTATAGCAATAAAAGTAAAAGAACAATATGGTATTTCTACAAAATCATCTATTTTAATAACTCAATACAGAGAAGAAGCGGAAAAAATAGTTAATGAAGATAAAGAAACTGATAAAAACAGTCTTAATGAATTATTAGACGAAAATACAGTTAAAATAAGCGACAGGAAAGTTAAACAAACAGAGTATTTAACGGAAGATTCTTTCTTGGAAATTCTTGAATACATTTTAGGCGATGATGGTGTTAAGAATTTAGCAATGAAAACTATACTACCTACTCTTAATCAAAATATTAATATGATGATTAATCAAGTTCACTTACCTTATGTTATTAAATTTGATGATAAGTTTGACTGTGTAATTACTTCAATCGGTGAACAAATAAATCCATTAAGCATGTCAACTGGCGAAAGGAAACGTGCCGACTTTATTATTATTATTGCATTACTTAAAATTTTAAAAATTCAATATCCTACACTTAATTTACTTTTCCTTGATGAGATTTTCTCTTCTGTTGATGCAGCAGGTGTATATGAAATAATAAAAATTCTTCAAGAAATTACTAAAGAATATGAATTGAATACTTGGGTAATAAATCATAGCGAATTGCCTATGGAACTTTTTGATAAAAGAGTTGAAATTATTAAAGTTGGTGGTTTTAGCCAATTGCAAAAAGAAGCTATTCAATAATAGATATATAAATAAAAGTAAATTTTAAATGGCGGTTTATGATGTTCATTCTAATAAAGACCTTTCATTTTTAAGAAGTGTTATAGTAGGCTTTCTTGCTAAGATAAATGGTATGTCTTGGATTAATCAAGTCGGACCAAATATTGAAGATAAGAAGTATATTGACATACCTTTTTATATGTCTACTACTGGATCAGAACGTTATTTAAATGACGCGTTTTTAAATACTTTTGATTATGATCCAGCGAATCAATATTCTGAAACAGTTTATAATCAAATACCTAGAGGAATTGTTGAATTAGAAGGAATTTCTATAGACTCTCAGTCAGTTGTAAATAAGTATGTTAGAACTGACCATATTGTACAAGAAGATGATGGTACATTAAACACTTATAACTCGGAAACATTTTTTATTCCATTACTTATTAACTTAAATGTTTCTATATTAGTTGATACTATTTTAGATCAATTAAAAGCATCGGAAGTTATTTTTAAAGGATTTTATAAATCACTTCCTTTTAACATAGAATATCAAAACAACATGATTCCTTGTTATGCTATATTTCCTGAAGATGTGACAAGAGAACAAACTTTAGAGTATTCATTCGAAGACAAAAAGGAATTTAAATTGTCTTTTGCTATAGAAATAAAATGCAGTATGCCAGTTTACAAAGAAGAACATATATCAATTATGGGACAAACCGGTGATTGTGGTAGATTTTTCGTTGGTGATAAAATGGATAAAATTATTAGTACTGGATATGTAGCATCATCGGATGTATCAGGTCCTACTCCTTTAGTAACAAACACTGGAATTCCAGGTGCAAGTGGACAACTTGGGTTTATAAATGAGGTAAAAAATTAAAAAAAATTAGAATGATATATAAATAAAAATAAAGTTCAACTATGAATTTAAAATCATATAATCAATATTTGAATGAAGACTTAGCAGGACAGTATAATTACTATGGTGCTGGATCTTTATATCCTATTGTTAAAAAACTACAAGCAGAAGGAAAAAATGCTAAAGTAGTTTATGTGTATTTGACAACTTTAGGAATTGATGAAGAAAGAAAACGAAAAGTTATTAGTCAAGTATTCTTAGGTGAATCTATTGACTATGAAACTATGCAAAATGATATTCTTGATGAAGATCTTTTGAATGAAGATGACAAAGTTTTCTATCTTGTAAAAAATACTTCTATTAATAAATATGAAGTTAAATCAGGTTCTAAAAATTTACCTACGTTTAAAACTGGTATATACAGATTTGATACTCTTGTTGAAGCTAATACTAAAGCAGATGAATTAAATGAATCTAGTTTATTTGAAGAAGATAAAAAAGTTTCACAGTCAGATATCGATGATGTGTTAAATGCATCATCACAAGATTTAACTAAAGGAATTGATCCTAAAAAAGCTAAACCAGATACAGATTTATCAAAATCACTAGATAAGTTAAAAGAAAAACCAGAAGATGTAGATAAAAAAGAAGATACGGATAAAAAAGAAGATACTGATAAAAAAGAAAATAATACAGCAAAAGCCAATTTAGATGCATTGCAAGCTGTGTTAAAAGATGCTGAAAAACTTCAAAAAATTAAAGAAATTTTAGCTGAGTCAAGTCTTTATGAAGGAGTTTCTTTTAAAAATACCAAAGATTTTAATAAATTTTTAGAAGAAATCGACGGTATGCCTGAATCTGCTATTAAAAAGATAATGGGTTCTGATTATATTGATACTCCTGGAATGTATTCTGAGGAAAAGGAAGATTATGACAATGACATAGTAGATTATATGAAGTCAAATATGGGCAAAGCAGAATTTGAAAGACTTAAAGCTTATTGGGAAAAAAACATCAAAAAATAAAAAAATATAAATACAATGCAACAATTAAAAAACAAATTTAACGATTTCGATCTTAAATCAAAGTTGGCATCTTTACTTGGTCAAGTAGAAAATAATTCTTCTAAAATTATTTTAGAAAGAGCATACAAAAATCTTAATCAAGAAGATATGATTATAGAAAATATGAAAGTTATTTCCGAGACACAAGAAAATGACATTCTTGTTAATCGTCTTCAAGTTCTTGAAAGTTTGACAAAAGAACTTAAAATTTATGATTGGCATAAAGATATTTTAGCTTTTATAAATGAAGCTACAAAATTTTTGGCAGACAATTCTATGCTTATTATTCTTGAAAGTATGGTCTTTGATTTGAAGAATGATAAAAATTCTAATTATTACACAGGAACAATTAAAAAGATTCAAGAATGCTCTGAAGCTGAAAAACCTGTTGAAATGATTTTAGAAACTTTGAAAACTGAAAAATGGATTCCACTTGTTAAAAGATTATATGAATATGCCGAAACTTTAAAAGGTTCTTACAATGGTAAAAATCCTAATTTTGAAGTTTCAAAAGTTTATTCACCAGTAGAAATAGTTAACGAATCTTCTTATTTATTCCACTCTAATGGTTTGAATCTTACTTTAACAGAAGGTAAAATTGAAGTTTATAAAGAAGCTGCTTCTAATTCATTTGCATCTCTTTGTCAAATAGCTGAAAATGCAAAATTTGATAAAGATGTTATGAGAGTTTATCCTAACAATCAACATGTTTTAGATATTGAATTCCTTGCGGAAGGTGCTAAAGTTATGTTAGATAATAAAGAAATTGCTGCAAAAGACCTTGATACTTATCTTGTTACTAAAGGTATTGTATCTTTCAATGAATCTGCTAAACTTGGTTCTCTTCAACGTGCTATTAATGAAGGTAATAAAATCAAAGAAATTGATTTTGCCTACAATGTTAAAAGTAAAATTTATGAAGGAGTTTCTGCTACCGTATTCAATGTAGAAGATAAATTGTTCTTGCAATTGACTAATCATGGAATGAAAGAAAACAGGATTGTTGAATGTGAATCGGCTAATGATGCAATAGCAACTGTTAAAGAATTCATGAACTTTGATATTTCAGAATCTGTTAAATACTTAATTGATGAAGAACACAAAATCGAAGTTGAAAAAGAAAAAGCAATTAGTGCAATTCAAGAAAAAATTGACTTTTTACGAGAAAATTTGACTAAAATTGATGAATTTGAAAAAACTAATGGTTTAACAGAAAGCATCAAAGAAGCACGTCAAATTTTAGTTGATGAATTAGCAGTTCAAGAAGAACTTAAAAAAAACACTTTAATTGAAAAAATTAATGACGAAGATTACGTCAATGGCGAATTAAATAAGGGAGTTAAATTAGCTGGTTTAGGTGGTACTAATGTTGTAAAAGTACATGCATTACAGTATGCTAAAGCAGGTAATCTTGATAAAATTGATATAATAACATCTACTGGTAAAAAGTTTCAAATAGAAAAATCATTAATTAGTGTTAAACTTTAAATTTTAAATAAATGTACGTAGATCCTAAAGAATTATACGATGAAATTTGTATTTCGTTGGAAAAGGATGAGCTAACGCCAAAAGCAATAAACATGCTCATATTAATTGCACAAGAAGCTAGTAATAAATTAGTTTTTAAAAATCCAGTAGATAAAGAAGACTGCATTTCATTTGCAATTTTCGATTTGTTAAAGTACTGGAAAAAATTTGACCCTGCTAAATATACTAATGCATTTGCATATTATACACAAATAGCAAAACATGGTTATGCTAAAGGATGGGGAAAATTACATCCACCTAAATATAAAGGTACTGTTTCTATGTCAAATTCTAAAAGCGGAAATGGGATTTATACAATATAAAAATATTAAAAAAAGGAATGTTTTTAAAATACAAAGAATTTTTATTACTTGAATCAACTAATTTTAAAAATGTAATTGATGTTGAACTTTCTTGGTGGGCAATTTGGAAAAAACAAAATGCCAGCAAAGTAATAATTAAACAAAATGCAGTAGAAAAAACTTATGAAGTTAAAGATAAAGATGGTAAGGATTTATTTGTATTTGATTATGGTAGAAAAAAAGTTTTTTCAAATGAAAAATCTAGTTTTTTTGACATAAAAGATACTAATATTTCTCCAACTGAATTACAAAAAGATAAAAAAGATGTTTCTAAGGATTTAGTTCCAAAAAAACCAAAAGAAAAAGAAAAACCAAACGAAAAAAAAGAAGGAGAAGCGTCCAACGTACCTGAAGAAGAATGATGAAAAAAATAATTTGTTACGAAGAATTTACTAATGAGTCGACTAAAATGTACTCTATAGATGGAGACCTCTTAGGAATAGGAAAAAGGGTTCTTTCTGTTGATGGAACTTCTGGTATAATTATTTCTAAAACTTCTAATGAAGGGATTGTTACTTATAAAGACCAAAATGGTGATACTTGGGTAGCAAATCCAGAAGAATTAATGATTACACAAAACAACAAAGAAGTTTCTGAGTTTGTCGATGGAACTGTTACGGAAATGCCTAAAAAAATGCATTGGTATAATATCATTAAAGGAATTATAGCAATTGATATAATTAAATCAAAAAATTATTCTAGTGGTGGTATTGTAAATAGTGAAAAACTTTTTCCGGCATGGAGAGCTAAAGTTGAAGGTAAATTAAAGGACATTGCAAAAGATCCTCAATATATTCAAATCAAGGCAACTTGTGATAAAATAACGGATAAGTTTATTCATGATGATAAATTATCAAATTTGTTTTCGGAACTTGCTAAAAACCCTTACACAGATTTAAGTATTAAAAAATACTACATAAATAAAAGGGAGTTTAATAAAATAGCACAAATTAATAACAATCGCAAAAGCCTAATTAGACAAATTGCAGTACATGTTGAAAAATCATTAGATGAAATTGAATATAACATTTTAATTTCAATTGTAGATAAAGTAAATTCTAGAATATCAGAAATGGGGTAGGTAGGAACAGGAACTTACGCATATACTTCTGATATAATGTAATGACAATATGAATTTATAATACACAAAAAATAACAGAGATATATAAATTAAAATAACTAAAAAAAATAAACAATATGAAAAAATTATTATCATTTGACGAATTTGTAAACGAACAATACGACGTTTTTGATCCATCTAAAACAATTGATGAAGATCCAATTGCTAAAGTATTGTCTTCTATAGATGAATTAGTACCTGGTAAAGAGTATGTTTTGACTATTGATGGTGTTAAAAACACTGACATGTTATACCAAGGTGTAACTGATGGTTCTTACATTTTTAATGGAGAAGATGAAGCTCATGATATTTCTTTAAATGATGAAGAAATGCAAGCAGTTATTGCTGCTAATGGTGTTGTAGAAGTAGCAGAATAAAATTATTAACATTTTAGATGGACATTAAACAACTTAAGCCATCAAAAAAATCAGGTTTCGTGCAGGGGTATTTTGCCTTAAATGAGTGCAAAAAATATCTAGGTACGGGACCTGTTATTTTTAGATCATCTTGGGAAAGAAAATTTTGTTTATATTGTGAAAGGAATCCTCAAATTATAGGATGGACGTCAGAGTCAGTAGCAATTAAGTATTTTAATTTAGTAGACAATAAATACCACACATACTATCCGGACTATTTAGTTAAATTAGATACCGGGAAGGTTCTTTTAGTTGAAATTAAACCAAAGGCGCAATTAAAAAAACCTACAGAACCTAAGAGAAAAACACCTAAAACAGTAGCAGCTTATAAGTGGGCATATAACACTTGGTTAATGAACATGAGTAAACATCAAGCAGCAGTTAAATTTGCAGAATCTAGAGGTTGGGAATTTACTTTTGTTACTGAGGAGTTTTTCTCTACGGCAAAATAAAATTTAATAATCATGCATATTGAAGATGAATTAAATATTATTTTTAATGCAGTAGATAATGCTACAAATGATATTGTTAAACCAAGAGAAGCTAGTATTGAAGATGAATTTTCAACTAAAAATAAAATGACTTCTTCCGAAGCCATTGCTTGGTATGAAAATGAACTTAAAAACAAATCCACAAAAGTTCAAGTTGTAACAAACCGTAGATTATTACCAGGAAAAATTTACATTTTTAAATACAATGCAGAAACTGGTGAAAACTTATCGTACTGGGATAGGCATCCCATAGCTCTTATTTTTGGATTAAAAGATACAACAAATGGACCAGTTTTGTTAGGAATTAATCTTAGTTGGTACCCTTTAAGAGCAAGATTGTTTTTCCTTAAAACAATAAGGACTCTATATAAATCTAAATATGATGCAGAAATTAAAAAAGCACCTAATGATGCCAAAAATCAAGGTTATGTGTTGTTAAACTTGTATAAAATTAAAAAATTAATGGATAAAGTAGGATTTTCATTTGGTATGCGAATATACAAAATGGAAAATATACAACCAACTTTAACTTGTATAGCTTACGAGGAATGGAAAACTGTTGCAAGAATGAATACTCCACCTAAATATCCACAACTTGTAACAGAAGGTTATTCTTTAAGAAGAATTTACTTGAATTTTATTAGATACATATCATACTATAATAAAAATATAGGTTCGATGAGGGATAAACTCGAGGAAAACCACAGAAAAGGATTGTTCAAGTTAAGAAAATAAAGAGTGATATATAAATAAATGACAACCTTAAAATAACATAAATATGGCTGGTTTTATAAACAGAGATGCATTATTCAATGAAAAAACTTCATCTGCATCTAAAAATAATGTATCAAGCTTACTTAAATCATTATCATCTTTCGGGATGAAATATGATGATATGGTGTTGAGGAATTCAAAGGCTATTGGTTCAAATGAAAACAATTTCGGTTGGAAAATGGATCCAACTGGAATTATGGGCGGCGACTATGATGATTATGCATTATTTGCAAATTTATCAATGACTGATATAAATTTAAGAAAAGCAATTTCTATTTTTGATAAATCATATCCTAAAAAACGAGAAGACTTAAGAAAATTTGCAGTACAAGATGAAATTGAAGAAATTTTAGATACGCTTTGCGATGAAGCAATTGTATATGATGATAAAAATTATTTTTGTTACCCTATAACTGTTGATGATGAAACTCTTCAACCCGAAACTCTTGCTAATATAAAAATGTCACTAGATGATAATTTCAAAAAGATTTATCAATACTTCGGTTTTAACAATGATATTTCGGCATGGTCATTTTTTAGAAAATGGTTAATTGATGGTTTTTTAGCATTTGAAATTATTTATAATACAAAACAAACAAAAATTATTGGCTTTAAAGAACTTGATCCAATTTCTTTGGAACCAGGACTTGATAACGAAGGTAAAAAAATCTGGAAACAATACAAAGATCAACCCGGGAAAGAACGTAAGCTTTATGATTCGCAAATCCTTTATATTTCATATTCTCAATCAAATACAAGCTCAAGAGTTTCTTATGTAGAACGTCTTATTCGTTCTTTTAATCTTTTAAGGATTATGGAACATTCTCGTGTTATTTGGGCTACTGTAAACTCTTCATTTAAAACTAAATTTGTTATTCCGGTAGGTGGTAAATCAAAAACAAGAGCAAAACAATCCCTTGGTGTTTTGATGCAAAACTATCGAGAACAAATAGACTTTGATACAGAATCTGGTGAATTAAAAGTTAATGGTAAATCAATGATGCCATTCAACAAAGAATACTGGCTGCCTTCAAGTGACTCAGGTGAGCCACAAATAGAAACTATTGGTAATGATGGACCAGATTTATCTGACACTGATGCTCTTAAATACTTCCGTGAAAAACTTATCAAAGTTTCTAAAATTCCAATGTCACGTTTTGACCAAGAGTCTCCTCCGTCGTGGGAACTAAATGCAGAAGGTACTACTCGTGATGAAATAAAATTCTCAAGATTTATTACAAGACTTCGTTCAGTATTTCAAGAAATGCTTGTTAAACCTATATGGTTGCAAATGTGTTTAGACTATCCTGAATTAAGAGAAGATGATGCATTTAAAAATCAAATTGGTATTAGATTTAATAAAATGAACATTTTTGAAGAAATGAAAGAAATTGAAATTCTTCAAAAGAAAATTGAATTTATTACTGCTATGAAAGACTCTTTAGTTGAACAAGATGCTAATATGAATGAAGTAAAATTCTGGTCTTCTGAATGGCTTGTTAAACGTTATCTCGGTATGTCCGAAGAAGATTTACGTGCTAATGCACATTATAAGAAACTTGAAGATGAAGCTAAACTTAAAAAGGCTAAAGAAGACTCTATAGCAATCGGTCAAGTTGACAATAGCCAAGCTAGTGGTGATGATGGATTTTAAGAAAATTTATCACAAAAATGATTAAAAATTTCAAAAAGCAAAAAGATATATAAAATAAAATATAAATAATGAATAATAACTATTTATTAGTTCTTGAACGTTCTGAAGGTAATTTAGTTGCTAACACAAGTAATTCTGGTAAGTATTGCTTGGAAGGAGTATTTACTGAATTTGGAGTAAAAAATAAAAACAACAGGATTTATGACAAATCAGAAATGATGCCTCATATAAAAGAACTCCAAGAAAAAATAAAAGGTAACAAACTTTTAGGAGAGCTTGACCATCCAAAGTCTTTTGATATTTCTCTTAAAAATGCTTCACATATTATCGAAGAATTAAGATATGATGAAGCTACTAATAAAGTTTACGGAAAAATTAGATTATTAAACACCGATGCAGGTAAACAAGCAATGGCATTAGTGGATGCTGGTGTACCTTTGCATATTTCAAGTCGTGCTGCTGGTGTTGTAAGTTCAGATAATCATGTACAAATCAAGAAAGTTTTTACTTATGATTTGGTTGCGGACCCAGGTTTTGCAAATGCTGAATTAAATAGAGTTAATGAAAACTTTGGTTTATCAAATGATGATTTGATACAAATTTATGAATTACCTTATTTAGAAGAAAATCAACAAAACGAAAATAAAATAAACAAAGGAACTAATATGGATGACGTTAAATTTATCACCTTAGAAGATTTCAACGAGTATACCAAATATACTAAAAATGAAATTGCTAAGTTGAACGAAATGTTATCTTCATTGAATGAAAACAAAGGAACTCAGTTAAATGAAGGTATTATAAGATATTCCGAAGCAACAGCAGATCGTGTAAATGCTTTAACAGGATATGTTAAACATTTAGCTGAAACTGTTGATAATCTTATTTCACATAATGATTATATAATCGAAGGTCTTGAAAATGTAAAAAACTATGCAACTTATGCTGTAGAAAATGTAGAAAATGGTATTAACTATACCGAAAAAATTGCTGAGTCGACAGATAAACTTATTGAGTATGTGAAATTGGTAGCAGAATCAGCGGATAAAGGAATTGAATATAGCAAGATTATTGCAGAAAAAACTGATCAAGTTATTGAATTTAGTAAATATGTTGCTAATGAATCAAACAACCGTTGGGCTTATCAAACCTATATCAATGAAAACGTTGATAATATTATTTCTCATAATGACTATATAATTGAAGGACTTTCTTCGGCTGTATCTTATACGGAATATATGAAAGAAAACACTCAAAACTTGATTAATTATGTAGACCACGTTATTAATGAAATGAATGAAGGTTTAGAATCACATATACCTTCTACTAAAACTGTTAATGAAAAAGTTGTTCCTATAGTAGAAAGTGTAGATGACTACAAAGCTAGTATTACTTCTAAACTTGATCTTATTCTTGAAAAAGCAAAAACAGAACCAAGTCCTGTTAAATTACCTTTCATGAATTTTATGTCAGCAAGTAAAAAAGCAGAATTTGCTGCTTTAGATGAAAAAGAACAAAAAAGAATTATAACAATTTTTGAAAACAGTAAATTCTATGGAACCGCTGATGTTGAAGCTATTTATGAAAATGCTACACGTAAAGCACCTGTTGCATTGAATTGGTTAACTGATATGCCAGCTCAGTATCTTGAAAGTTGGTCAAACTTAAATGAATCGCAAAAAAATCAAATTATTTTACAAGCATCTATTAGATCATTAGATACTGCTTATAAAATTGAAAACTTCTGGTCGACACGTGACTTACGTCCTTCTAAAGTAGAAGTTGTTAATGAGTCTGAATTGAGAGCTGGTTTGAATTTAAACGAAACTCACTCATATGAAACTCCAAATGCATATATGGAAGCTGTTCAAGAAGGTTTGAAACGCAGATTTAATCGTTAATAAAATAATAAAAACTTAAATAAAGTTAGGCCTTAATAAGTCTGACTTTATTTACTAAATAAAAGATTTAAACATGAAAAATATTATAACATTTGATGAATTTGTTAATGAAAGCCTTCTTTTAGAGTCTTTTAAAAGTCAAATACTTGCAGATTTTAAATCTAATTTTATAGGGGGTAGCAAAGGAAATTTTGCAACTAAATTACCTAAAGGAATTCTTTGGGACCAAATACCTGATTCCGAGATTATACCAAAAGAAGACGAACGTTTTAATAAAAAATTAGCCAAAGACACCGATTATGTTATTTTTTGGTATAATTCAAAACAACAAACTGTTAAATGGAATCAAACCACTTATACAAAATGGGGAGTAAAACGAGATAATAATATTTATTTAAGAGCAAATAGTTTGTTAATTACAAAAGGTATGAATTTTCTTTATGGAGGTTATTATGATATTCTTGACTCTCGTGTTGCTACTAATAAGTATGAAAAACCATTAGAAGGAGCACTAGCAGTTTCTAGACTATTTGATGATATTGAATGTGCTGCATTTGCTATTAAATGGTCGACTTTGGAACAGTATTCTTCTTCTAGTTTAAGAACAGATAGAGCAATAGCTCAAAAAGGTGCTATAGCTCTTATGAAAGAAACAGATATTCTTTATGCAAATCAACGTAGATATGATGATGCAATTAAAGCAAGCAAACTAAATAAAGGTTCTAAACCAATTGCAGAAAAAGTTGAGTCAGTTATCTCTAAAATACGAAAAGAAATTGAAGAAGCGTCTAAAATACCATTTAATGACTTAGTAACATTTTCTACAGGAAAATTTGGTAAAGAAGGTGAAATGGAATCGGCTTATTTAAACAAAATTGATTATAGTAAACTTGAAGCTTTAACAAGAAAATATAATGATATTGTAAGTGCATTTAACTATTGGTATAATGAATACAAATCATACATACGAAATAATTCTGATTCTTATAAAACATGGGCTGATACAGCCGAAGAAAGGTTAAATGCTTTATTAGCAAATGCTTAATACTATGAAAAACCTACAAAAATTTAATGAGTTCATTAAAGAACAAATACCATTAAATGAAGGATTTGTTGATGTTAAAATAGCAATCCAAGATAATATAAAAACATTCCTTAATGATATTGTTATAGCAAAATCTAAAGGTTATGTTAAGAATGAAAAAGATGCAGCAATGCTTTTGTTTGATATTTTAGAGGATATGTATAAAATTCCAAATAAAAATAGATAAAATATCAAAAAATTACAAAAAAGTGAACTTTTCTAAAAAACAAAGTGATATATACTTTAACTAATAATAATTTGCTAACAGAACAAAAGCAAAAAAGTTTAAAATAAACAAAAAAAAATAAAAAAATAATATGTATTTAATTAACGAATCTGAAGTCGTTGGAAAATGGGCACCTATTATTGAATCTAACACTGGAATCTCTGAAAGAGAAAAAGTAAATTGGATGTCAAAATATTGCCACTACCACGAACTTTACGAAAACAACGCTTATGCTCAGTTAGGTTCGGTTAACGGTATGGGAGCAACTCGTTTCCCAGGAGACCCAGGTCTTCAAAACCAATTCGCTGGTGCAGATAAAGGTTCAGGTGACAAAGCTCATACTTTGCTTCCTTTGGCAATGCAAGTTGCTGCTCAAACTGTAGGTCTTGACTTGCTTCCTGTTGTTCCAATGCCCGGTCCAATGGGTGTATTAACTTATTTAGATTTCGTATACGCTGGTGGACAAACTAATGGAACAGGTGCAAATCTTCCATTGTTAATCAAAGTTAACTATGGTTCAACTGCGATTCCTGCTTTCGTAGCCGGTGCAACTTCTACACCTATCAATGGCGTAACTCTTGCTTATGTTGGAGCTTCTCGTCTTGATGGTTATCCTATCTTCCACGTACAAGGAACTCTTACAGCAGGTACTCTTCTTGCAGTTGTTACAAGTGCAATCGGAACTACTGGTATTGGTGGTGTAACTGGTCCAACATCTGGTTTAACTATTGAATTAGTAAAAGCTCTTGAAGATCACATTACAGGTTTCTCTGGTTCTTCTCTTGCTAACCAAGATTATACCAATGCTGTTAATGATCCTTATAGCCGTGCTCAAGGTGAATCTACTCAAGATAATGTAATGAACTTGACTTTATTCAACAAGTCAGTTGAAGCTAAAACTTTCCAAGTTGCAGCTGCCGTTACTCGTGAACAAGTTCAAGATTTGAAACAATTTGGTATTGATGCAGTTTCTCAAGTAGAATCTGTTCTTATTAATGAAGTAACTCAATCATTGAACAAAAATATCCTTGGATATTTGTTCCGTCTTGGTGAAACTAATCACGAAGCAATAATGCGTACTCAAGGTACTAACTTCTTCGTAAATATCGGTGCTACTGGTGCTACAGTATCAGCTTCTGCTACTGCTAATTCTACTACTGCATTTGGAGCTTATATAAACTCAGCATTATTGAAAGCTGCTTGGATGAATCCAACTGAAGTTGTTAACTCAGCATCTGAAAATCTTCATAGTCGTCAACGTAAAATCTTGTCTAAAATCTTAGCTATTGCTAACTTAATCGCTATCCGTGGCCGTAGAGGTCCAGCTACTTTCGTAGTAACTAACGGACAAGTTTGTTCAGCATTGCAAGATGTTGCAGGTTTCATCGCTGCTCCTATGGCAAACACAATTAATCAAATGAGTGGATCACTTTATCCAGTTGGTACTCTTGCAGGTCTTGCGATCTATAATGACCCTAACATGGCTTGGAATGATACTCGTTTCTTAGTTGGACGTAAAGGTGATGGAAATTCTCCAGGTTTGGTATTTATGCCTTACTTAATGGCTGAATCAGTTCAAACTATCGCTGAAGGTACTATGGCACCTAAAGTAGCTGTAAAATCTCGCTATGCGTTGGTTGAAGCAGGTTTCCACCCAGAAACTATGTATCTTACATCAGGTGTATTCATGAATGCCGCTTTCAATGGTTTAGTGTAACCATTTAGATAAACTTTATTAAAAATAGCTACTTATTTATTTAAGTAGCTATTTTTTTGTTTAAAAATCTAAAACTTTTATTAAATTTTGATATAAATAAAAACAATATATTAAACTTTATGAGCCAAGATACTTTCAAATTGAATGATATTATTAATAGACTAATAGCCTCTCCAAAATCTACTTTATCAATATATAAACACAACAAAGAATATATTGATAATATGTTTGTAGGAGCGTCTTGTTATAGTGAAAAAATTGTGGTTAATAAAAGAAAAATTAGATCAAATACCTTTATGTAGTTGTGGCAAACCTAAAAAATTCAATAGTTTTTCAAAAGGTTATTTGAAAACATGTAATTCTAAAATTTGTGTAGATAGAAATAGAACTGAATCATATGTTAAATCTAACATGGAACGATATGGTATAAAAAATACAAGTGTACTACAATCAACTAAAGATAAAATACAAAAAACTAATCTATTAAAATACGGGAGTACTTGTTCTTTACAAAACAAAGAAGTACAAATGAAAATAAAAAAACCATGTTAAATAAATATGGGGTAGAAAGTCCACTACAATCTAAATTAATACAAGATAAAAGAGCTAAAACATTTTTAAAAAACAATGGTACTTCAAGTTATTTGTATTCAATTAAATGGTTATAGAAGAATATATGATGCAGGATCAGATGTTTTTATTAAGTACTATAAATAGTGTCAAAAAATTCTATGATATATAAATAAACAATAAATTAGTTAAGTTATGTTTGCAAAACCCTCACTTATAATTGGCCTACAAATGGATATAAGCCAATTTTCTAAACTTTGTAGTCAATATCAATACAAACCTACGACAGATGAAATGAAAGAACTTATTAATTATTTGATGCTTACACAGTATTCGGCGTCAGGTATTATGACTGAATCTATAAGTAACTCTACTATGAATTATTTGTTAGAAAGTTTTGAAGAAAATTATGAAGCATTAAATGAACGAGGAAGTAGTGGATCAGTTCCAATTGGAGACTTGGATGCATCATCTGTATTTAATGCCGGAGCTTCTGTTATTAAAAAAACAACCAAAGCTACAGGTGGTGCTTTTAAATATTTAATGTATCTTTTTACTAGAGGAAAAGCAAAAGCTGCATTACAACATATTTACGATATGCATAAAAAAGAATTAGAAATGTTTTTAGATATAGCAGATAAAAAAGCACAAATTGCTAAATTAGAAGGAACTGAATTACCTGGATTGTCAAATTTAATACCAACTTGGAGATAAAAAATCAAATAAAAATATGAAAGAACAATTAAGTAATTTTTTAATAAAAGAATATGACCGAATTTTATTTGAGTCTTATGAACTTTCTGAACAAAAAGAATTAGAAATAATCCAAGAATTATTATGTGAAGGAGTACTTTTTGAATCGGAAGATAGCTTAGATGATAAAATAGCTAGTTTAATATCTAAAAAACAAAAAAATCCTGGAAGAAATCCTGCTATTGCAAAAAAGAATAAATCAATAGATAATGCATTATATGTATTAAGAAAAAAGAAAAAAGCATTATCACATAAAGATGAAGAACCTAAAGGAACTACTGGTCCTAATAAAGATGAAGAACCTAAAGGAACTACTGGTCCTAATAAAGATGAAGAACCTAAAGGAACTACTGGTCCTAATAAAGATGAAGAACCTAAAGGAACTACTGGTCCTAATAAAGATGAAGAACCTAA